GCGCGGTAATCGTGTGGATTAGCTTCTCATCTTCTAAGATTGCCTCAGTCGCATTCGATGCCAGCGTGTGATTGGCAAATGTCGCAACGTCACCCGTTATGAGACCCGCAGCGATAGATCCTGCCGTAATCGAACCCATATTGGCTGAGATAGCCGACAAATCAGTGACGTTCAGCTTAGATGCGTCGATGCTCGAAGCGGCAATTTTCCCTGCCGTGATAGCGTTTGAAGCTATGTTGTCACTCTCAACGAACTCAAAGTTACCAATGGCACTGACTACGGCTGATGTCGTGATAGAGCCAGACTGGATTGCCCCGATGACCGCAGAATCAGCGAATAACTCAGACGTGTTGACCTTCGCCGCAGTAACCGCCCCCGCCGCTAACTCTGTGGTTGAGATTGCCCCCGCACTGATTTTTGCACCCGTTATGGAATCAGCAGCGAGCGAACTGGTAGAGATTTGACCGCTAGTGATAGATGCCGCGTTTATCTGCCCGAAGGATTGGGTAGCAAGATTCACTTGGTCATCAAGATCAGCCGCAGAAATGGCTTTGGTGAAGCTAGTGCCAGTGAACCTGTACAGCTTGTTGTCTGTTGTTAGGACAACCGTGCGGCCCTGAAAGTTGCCAGTCGTCGGCAAACTGCTGACAATCTCAACGGGTCTGACAGTCTGCGAGAATCGAGCAGAATCAAGGGTGCCAGTCAGGTCTGACGTATTTACCAGCGAAGTAAACTCTGGCACGGACGAGTCATAGCGGTAAATTTTAGGAGGAGAGTCGCCTGTATTAAATACAAAGTTTGGCCCTGTGTATCCTGTAGGAGACGGTAGGCTGGTTACTACAGAGACAGGCTCAACACCAGCAGCAAACGAAGCAGCAGTGATGGAACCGGGGTCTACCGATGAGGCGGTGAAGATGTCCTCTGACCAAGCAGAACCCGTCCAGACGAAAAGAGTGTTGGTGGTAGTAAGTAGCTTGACCTGTCCTACATGGTCGCCCGTAACGCCGGTCAGGGTGCTTACCGGCTCAATACCGAAAGCATCGCCCTCCGCAAACTGGTCTAGCACTGCCTGCGCTAGGTCATCAAGTACCACCTTTTGAGTCGTAGCGCTGAAGGACGCACTGAACCCAGAGAGGTTGCCAGAGCGGTCAGCACTTCTCAGGAAGTAGTAGCGCGTGACGTTATTGCCCAGACCTGTGACTGTGTGCTGATCCGACTTGGTGCGGACAATCAGGCTCGCGGTGGCAAGGTTGTCAACCGTGTTCTCGAATATCTCAACGTAGGCCAAGTCCGAATCAGATGGCAACTCGTAGTCGAGTTTTATCTGCTGGATGCCACCAGTCGCCACGATGCTGCCGGGGATAGCTGGAGCGGTCTGGTCGCCCTGCAAAACAATCGACGCAGTGATGAAGCCAGACGTTCTGCCGGTTACTGTGACCGCCCTCACTCTGAAGGTGTGCTCTTCTAACTCTTTCTGGCCTGCGATTGTCGTGCTGGTTCCGTATACCAGAACAGATGAGAACTCAGCGCCCGGATCAGTGACAGCCTCATTCACGCCACCGTAGTTCAGTTCGAGAGTAGTAGCGTCTGCGACAGAGCCATAGTCAATCGTCGCGGTATAAGCGTCTGTGACCTGCCCATAGTCAATCTGACTAGCAGATGTTCGCTTGAACTCCACTTCATAGGCGTTGACGTAGGTATTGACTACAGGCGCAGTCCAAGCCACACGGACAGCAGGTAGAACCGCGCCATCGTTACCCAGAACCGTTGTCTCTGTGAGCGTGAGATTGCTAGGCGCTTCTTGCGCTGGTGTATCGTCAACGATGTCTGAGTAGTCAGGATTGTTAGGCCCAACGGTCTGAACGATGTTTGATGTGTCGTTGTCTGGGTTTCTGTCCGAGACAATGAACGTGCTGCTTGTGTTCTTATCACCAGCGTAGGCAAAAGCCCTAATCCAGTAGTAACGAGTGTCACCGACCGATACAGGGTCTATCGGGTTCGCGCCATCGTGGAAGAACTGAGTTCCCCTAGTCTCACCGATTAGCTGTGCATTCGACCAAGACGAGGTTGACCCAGCGTAGATAGCTATGGTTTCAAAAAGTTTGGGGTTGCTGGGATTCGTCCAGTTCAACTCAATGTGCTTGAGTCCAGCCGTAGCCGATAAGTTCTGTGGGTCAGGTACGCCACGGAATCCCTGAGTAATAACACCCGATGCCGAGATGGTGCTGTACTCACCCGCTGTGGGGTCTGCATACGAGCCAGAGTCATCCTCTAAGAGAGTGAGGTTAACCACACCGTCTTGAGTGTCGGAGAATGACCAGCCAGCGCAACGGAAGACCTTGTTGCTATAGTTCAGTTCCTCGATGGTGACTTGAACCCTATCCCCAACGTCCACACGAAGCCCTGTGAGGTTAGCTGGGAACGTGATGACCTTCTGTTGGTCTGATAGCTGAATCTGCTTGTGAGCGATTCTCTGGGCCATGAAGCTACTGTTTGTAAACGGTAACTGGATGTCCCTTATAAGAACGTCTCCATTATCTCGGCTAACTGCACTTGTAAGCTGTACTTCTGGAGCCTCGACGCTTTTGTGTCTTTGGGAGGGGTCAATAAATATCGGGCGCACTGTGTTAAAACGGTCACCGCGCTCCACCGATGTCTTAACCGTAACTGCTCCGGCAAGGTCGTCTTCATCAAGGCTTTCTGAGGGGGCTTCATAGATTCCTGCTCGAATCGTGTATATACCGTTTGAATATACTAAGCTGCCGTTCATAGCAGACAACAGCTTGTTGATATTCGTTCTGTGTGTATCACCAGCAAACAGCACACCGTTGGCGGTGAATCGCTTTTCTGTTCCGCTATTAGGGACTGTGACTGTCACATCACAAGCGTCTGCCGCCGTAACTACTGCCGCCCAATCAATCTTGCTTGCAGGTATGCTCAACCCGAATCTGGTGTCTGTTAGATAGTTGGCAACACAGAGTGCAGGGTTATCCGTCCATTGCTGATATGCAGCCGTACTTGGGTTGTCGCCTGCCGTATTCCCCGCCGCAACGTCTAGCCGTGGGTCATAGATGTCCTTTTTACCCTTGACCAGTGCCTTGATGTTATTTGGCTTGAGCCTGTCCCAAACCTCTTGTGATGAGTCTGTCAGCTTCCATTGCGTGACTACATAAGAGATACCCCTCGCCCTATGCGATGAAGTCCAGTCATCAAACGTGGAGGTGAGAAGCGAGCTAGATACTTGAGTGTCGGAGCCGGTCTTGCGCTCAATCAAGCAGATATATTCTGAGGGTGCTTCTGATGTAGGCCCAAACTCTCCAGCCGTTACCTGTCCCGTTTGGTTGATCTGTGCATCGGTGATTACCTCATTGTCGAAGTGAATGTCCGTTATTCCCTGAGACTCATGCCCAGTCAAAGCTATGGCGTGATAGAGAGTATTGTTATCTGTGCCTGCGACTCCGACGAAGAATATAGGGCCAGAGACTAGCGCCTCACCATAGACGAGTTTCTGTGGCTCAATCGTTCCTCGAACGGTCTGCTGTCGTGATTGATCCGTGTCCACTTGGGGCATCGTCATGTCGGGCATCAAGCCTTTCATGGCAGAAGAAGCGCCAAATATCGAGGCTAAACCGACAACCTCTGCGACTAGACCACTTAAACCAAGAACCCCGCCAATCGCTCCGGCTACGCCCATGACGGCACCCGCAACGGTTGCTGCTGCTGCTGCGACTGCTGCTACTACTGGCGGCATCTAAACGCTCCATCCGGCTAACAAATAGCGGTCTGGTATCCGCACCATGCCCTTCTCAGTCAAGCACACAATCTTGTCTGACAGCTTGATGCCGCAAACCTGACCAGCTATAGGGATGTCTACGACACAAGGATCACCGTCTTTCAAGTCAGAACTCGCCTTACCTAACACGCTCGCAATAAAGTCCACCAACTCTCCCTTCCGTCCGACGATAAGCTCAGCCTCAGCCTCACTGGTGTACTCAAACTGCGAGGAATAGTCCCTGCCGGTAAGTTCTTTAACAACAAAGGCAGTGAACTGGCAGCAGTCTGCGTCGCCATAATTGAACTGACGGCGCTGCCATTTGTTGAGTGCTGAATGAACCCGCATCACGCTCTCGGATTCACATTTATACGGTCTAAATTAATTTTTGGCGTGGCAGTTCCACCGGCGACAGAGTCAGAGTTAGGGTCACCCCAGCGAATCTTGGCCCCGTCGATGTCAGCCATGAACTCAAAAGCCACATCGCCTGAGAAGTCGGTTTGTAATTGGGTGTCCGTGTACTTGAGATTGGAAGCCCTGTCGAACCGCGCAAGCTCTGACTCTGCTGTAAGGGCGATAACATCCCCACCACTCGCGCCCACGGATACATTCATCTGATCCATCGCGCCTTCAAACACGATAGTCGGGTCAGCGAGCAACGCATCATCTGCATCCAACACACCCAGATAAACCTTTACAGGGTGCATGTAGTAGTCTTCGGTCAGCGCGGCACCTGAGATGGTCGCGTCTAACCCAGAGAGCGAGAGTGTTATCTTGTAAGGGCTAACATCTGCGCCTTCTTCTATCTGGCTGATTTCTCCCAGGTCACCCACGCCCAACCAGTCCTCACCACCCCATGTGTATGTGCCGATGGAGTTGTGCAGGTAAATCGTACCAGATGGGAACTGCAACTCAGCAAACGTGACCAGCGCAACGTGTTGCGATGCCAGCGCAGTCAGGACATTAGAAGGAAAGCCGCGACTCATGCTAGAACGTCCTCCACCGCCTCAATGTTGAAGCTGGACGTTATGTCCGCCTGCGTGTCCCATGATGCAGGGCCAGCGAGCATAAATACACCAGTCACCGGAGCCGTGTAGTCAATAATCGTGTCGTCTGCTGGCGTTTTGCGTATTGGTGGTGCAATTGACAAGGTAACATTCCCAGAACCGTCAGAGTTTACATCAGCGACAACCATATGCAGTTCGTTATTAAACGAGATGTAGTCACCGGCTCTAAGATAGTTATTCACACTCGCAGTGGCACCATCACAAACCAAACTGGTACCCGATTGAGTACCACCGTTGACTCTTAACGTGCCCCCACCCGCTCCCCTCAAAGTGTGAGAGTGATCCTGTAGCGTGAAGCGATGCTGCTGCCCGTTTAACTTCACCACGAATGCTTGCAGAACCTTTCGATCAGCGCCTGAAAGATTGTTGAACTGGAGACTAGCTCGCCACAAAGAACCCTTGCGCGATGTCGTTTGTACTGCGTTAGTCAGTGGGCTTTGAAACGTCCTAGTGTTGGCTACAAGCTCAAACGTGTTCGTCGTGGGAGTGATGCTGGGGAATGTAAATGTGGTCATACGAACCGCCTCCTACGCATCAGATCTTGAATCGTCATTATAGTCTGTTGGCTAGTCTGAGCCATAGCGGTTTTGATCTTCTGGTCTACATCAGCACCTGAGCCACGAGCATCGACGTTGTTGATTACTGTAATGCCTCCAGCGCCGCCCTTTGTGTGGTCAATGACCGTCTCATTCGGGTGGATCATAGCCATGCGACCACCCTTTCCATCTAAGCCACCAGCCCTCGCCCCTCTACCAGTAAAGCCGCCACCCTCGAAGCTCTGCGACTTGATGTTAGCAACCTGCCCCAAACCAAAACCAACTGTAGCGATAGCAGCCAATTGACCGAATGGGGGAGGGAATGCAGCCAAGGCTTTTGTCGCCGCCTCATACGTTTGCATCGTTGCTTGTGCTATACGGAACGCCTTGTTAACAGCAAACATCTTTTTGCTGGTCTGCGCAGAAGCAGCTAACTGCTCATCCAAAAAGTTTATTGTGTCTTCTTTGTTCTGCTTCTTTTCTCGGCGCTCTTCAATGCTTCTGTCAATGTTTGCTTGGTTGATGTTAAGGAGAACCGCACCAGCAGCCTCCTCAGCATCTGCCATTTCTTTTGCTAGCCTTCTCTGCTCTCGCATCGCCTTGTTAGCTTCTTTGATGCTTTGCGCAGTTGTATCTTGTGACTCAGCATATGCTTTATTCACTGCAGCGATTCTTTCTAAAACGATCTGCGCTTCCTCATTGACTAGCTTCTGCTCTTCTTGTGCTTCTGTAAGCTCTTTGGTCGCATTGATGATCAGAACTTGTCTGGGTCTATCAGCATCTCGCCTCTTTTGTAATTGCGCCTCAGCAACATCAACTTTGCGTTGCGCTTCCGCTTTTGCTGCTAACGCCTCTGCCTCCAACGCTAAGTTGCGCCGTTGCGCTCTTGATCTCTCAGTGGCAGTCATTGCCGCAAGAGAACCCTGCACCCTATCAGCGGCCTCTTGCATCTCTTTGAGGGCTGTAGTACCGCCCAATAAAGAAGATATGAACGGCCCGGCTACAGCAGCACCAACAGCTATGAAAGCACCAACAACAGCACCAGCAGGCCCGAAAATAGACGCTATCTGAGAACCCTGTTGAGCAAGGACAACAGATGCAGCCGTACCACTCTTAAGCTGAACGGCAACGTCTTGAATCTGGAAGCCAAGCTGCTGAGACGCGCCACGGAATTTACCAAACGAACCCGTGACCACCTTGGCATTCTTGGCGGTCTTGTTGAGATTTTGGTTAACAGAGTTGAACGCGGCCTTAGTGTTATCCACCGCCTCTATCGGGATTCTTACCGCTTCATTTGCCATCGTCAGCACCTATCACGTTGAAGTAGGCCAGCCATTCATTGAACTCTGACATGGGCATCTGCTCGGCCTCTGAAATGCTCATATGTAACCGATCAGCCAAGGTTATTAACGTAAACCTAAACTGATCGGACGTTAGTTTTTTTCGTGTTCCTCAACACTCTGCACTGACGCAAACATTCTTGCAGCGATGTCGCTAATTACTGCGCTCTCTTCACCCATCAAGTCATGCTTGTCTTCGGCAGATGTGAAGAGTCGCTCACCAGATTTGTCGC